TTTTGGTTTGTTCTTGCAGATGCTGTCTCAACCCCAAGTCTACCATTCATTGCTAAGTCAATGTAGATAGCTCTAAAATACTCTGATTCAAAAAAGTTTGATTCAACCTCATATCCACTCGTTTCAAAAATCTTCTCAATGATTGTTTTAACACGCATGGCTGGTTTAAAATAAGTTGGGGGAATACTACTACCCGAAAAATCAATACCCTTGTTATCAGGTTGATTGATTGCAAATTTAAAGGTAGGTGTTGTCGCAGAAGCTGGTTGATAGTCATAACCATAGTGAACCATAGGATAGATAATCTGACCTCCATATAAACCATTCACATCCCCACCATCTGCAGCCCAAGATTGTGTTACAGTGTTATAGTCTTGGATATGATTGAACTCAAGCCAAGACAATTCCTTTAAGTTTTTGTCCTGAACAATTGAACTAAAATCTGTTATCTCAGATAGGATATAAACCTCATATTCAATTTGGTCTTTTACTCTTGTTACAGAGTTAAGTCTAAGGAAACCCTTGAATATATCTGTACCTCTGTATTGAACCACACATTGTCTTCTAGTTAACGGGTCATAACCAATTGCATTAACCTCATAGAAGTGCTCAAAGAAATCATTATTATTCTTTGTTCCTGGTATGGGGAATGTCTTGGAATAAGGTGAGCGTCTAGCTTCAATATCTGTTATGTCCGTTTCTTGGATAATAACATTGATGGATAATTGTTCAAATAAATCAAGCTCAATCCATTGGTTATTATCACCTAATACTAAAAGGGTTGTGTTCATTAATTATTCAATAGTTTTATGTTATTTGAGTATGAATAAGTCAATTCCATATTGACCATTGACTTGTTACCTTTTGTTTTTCTAACGAATTCAGCATTCACAATGTTGATTGGGAATAATGTTCCATCAGTTTGGATTAGGTAAGCATCGTTTGTTGTGTATAACTCTTCAAGCCAAACCATCATTGGTTGTGATATGAAACCTGAGTTTACAACATGAGTCTCTTGGATGTCTGTATTAAAGTCAGTTGTTCCTCTTGAATAGTTTGTCTTGATTGGATTGTTTGAACCCCAAGCTACATTCCACTGACCATATACTTGTCTATCAATTGATAAACCTTCAGCTCTTGCTCTCTCAAACAAGAAGTAGTCATAAACACCATATCTGTTCTTAAACATAATTTGGTCGTTAAAGAATTGATTACAAGGAGGGACAACATTGAATTGGAATATCTCAGATACAGCTGAATAAGTCACACAAGGAGCTGTTCCCCCACTTGGTAGAATTGTAACAGGTTGAACTGATGGTTTAATCTGTGATGGTTTTTGTGGGTCTACAGGACAAGGGTAATCTGCCACACACTCATTACAATTGATGTAGTAATCTGCTGTAACATAATTTCCACCTGAACCATCCCCACCCAATGCATAGATTTGGAAACATTCACCAGCAATAACAATCGTATTACCAATTGTTAGATTGCTAGCAACAATAACCTGAAACTCTTGTTGATTTGTACAACAATCTCTGATATAGACATTTTGAGTCGGAGCTGAACTTGTGCTCGGAGTGGGAGTCGGCGTGACTGATGGGGTTGAACAAGCTGTCCCACAAACCTTGATACTCCAAGATGCTAAGTCAGCAAATGGAATACCTGGCACAATTGTGTTACAATAACAACATGCTGTAATGGTATATGTTCCAAGACTTGTTGCTTGTTCATACTGAGTATTACCATTACAATCTGTGTATTTGAACCAACCTGTATCTGTTATGTTTAAGGTTGTTCCACTGGTACATGAACCAATTGGAGTTGAAGAAGGAGTAATACTTGGGGTTGCGCTTGGAGTAGTTACAGGTCCACCACAACTACCCAAATATGTTTGAGTGAAATTAGGTTGAGCAGTTATTGAACAAGCACATAGATAAAGAGTTTCACCAGGTCCCAAATAAACATTTGAATCTACCCCAAAACAATCAACATAAGAAACCAATACTGTAAACCCTACCTCAGAAATCAATTCATAACTACCACAAGCACAAGCTGGTGATGAACTTGGAGTTTGTGTTTGAGTCTGACTCGGGGTTGGTTGAGGACTACCATTTGGTGTTGCAGTCATCGTTGGTGTGATGCTCGGAGTGGGAGTCGGCGTAACCGCAATTGGAGTTGCTCCCCCAAATAATTGAACAGTATAATAACTTGTTCCACCAGGAAAATTATAGATGTTTAGTGGACCTACACCGATGTTTAAAATGTTATAATCTGACCCACCTGTGAATGTGTTATTCACATAGTCTTGTGTACAAGCTGTTGCTGGTCCCCCACCATTTGATTGGATATTAGAATACTTGTCTGTTCTAATTAGAAAACCATTAACATCATAGAATTTATATTCTGAATAATATGGTTCAGACTTATAAGGTCCACCAAGTTCATAGTTGGTAAATGATAAAGTATAATACTCATCAACAGAGATATCTCTAATTCTTGGTGAGTTAGTTAGGAATAAACCTGTTGTGGTATATGGGAATGCTGGTTGTGGGTTTCCTGATAATGTGAATTGACCAGTATCCCAAGTGGCTTTGGTTGCATTTCTGTTAACCCCCATCGTTCCAAGAAATGACTTATAAGTTGATGATTGAACAGCAGGAAAACCTACTTGGTCTCCAATACCTGTGAACCCTGTTAATGGAGCAACAAATGAATCAGCATACTCCTCACCCACAAGGATATAATAATCAACAACATCATTACCATAAGGTCTTGAGAATGGTGAGGTTTGATGGGTAAAGATTGGGGTTTGGTCGTGATAAGCAACAGGATAGTTTTGTAGATATGAATCTAATACTCTTGAAATATCAATGATACCAAGACCATAAGGGTTAGGTGTAGATTTACCTTCAAATACTTTATAGTTTTGAACATACACCTCATAGACATATCTAAACTTTGGTTGTGATGTTGTGTCTGCTGATACTGTGAAATACAACGAATCAGATTTTGATGGTTGGAAATCAGCAGGATTTTTAATGATAACTGTGCTCATCTTATTATAATAAATTTACTAATCCGTTTTCTAAAAGACCTTGGAAATAATTTGCCATTGCTTGTTCCCCCAAATCTTCTAATTGTTTGATTACTTTATTTTCGGCTTTCTGTAAAAAGTTTGTTCCTTTAAAACCTTTTTCTTTTATGGAACGAGCTATTAGGAATGCTCTTTGTTTAACTGTCCCTGTTCCAAATCTACCTCTTGCATCTCTAAAGAATACAGGTTTAACTTTAACCCATGCTTCAATAGCTGCTAGTGGTGGATATTTTGTTGATGGTTTTCTACCTTGGTCAATTATCTGTGGTAAAAAAAATGGTTCAACTGTTGGGAATGATACAATCAATTGCATATTTCCATCAACATCTTCATCCCACTCAACACTTAAATCTCTAAGTAGTGTACCAGTTGCAACTGAACCCCTTCTATTGAATCCTGTCTTTTGTGCCCCATAATACCCTTCAGGTTTATAAGGTGTCTGCAATTCAGTCCTAATTGCTGAATAGAGCAGGTCTCTCATTAAAGTCATTGCAGCTTCATCCATCTTTAATACTTGTTATTAAGATAATTAAACATTTGGGACAACTGACTATCATTCAACTTTTTATCAAAATAGAATTGTTCGGTATTACCATCTAGTCCTCCGTCAAACATCAATCTATACTGCTGGTCTGTAAGTGTGTAAAGTGATGCTGATGCTGTTGTTCCTGAAGAAATCAAGGAGTTATTTTCCCATACTTCCAAATAAGCATCACCACTTTGTTCGTATGCTCTAACAGCAATTGATGTCCATCCTGTTGTTGATAAATCAAATCCAACTTGTAATGAACCTCCCCCATTTAATCTAGCATTAGCATAGAATACATTTGGTGGGTTATTAAGGTCTCTAACAAAGAAGAATCTTGTCCCTGTAGGGAATCCTGTTCCATCGTATGCTTCTACAAAACAACCCCCTCTTTGTGGTCCAACATTATCATCATCAATAAATCCAAACCAAGTAAATCCGTTATGATGTGCTGTATATGTTCCTAATGGATTTTCTAATGGTGCTGCATTTTCAGTAGTCATACCTGATACTCCCAAATAACCAATTGGATTATACAGAGGTCCACTTAGAGTAGTAGCAGTAAATGCAACAGAAGCAATTTTATCCATTGCTTGTGATACTGTTCCAAAATTAGTTGTGAGGGTTGAAGCGTCAGTAAAGTCAATCCACCACAATGCGTTGAATGATGCAGGGTTTACTGATGGAGGTGTACTTGTTTGAGTCGGGGTTGGTTGAGGAGTTGAACCAACAGATGCGGTTGGGGTGCTTGTCTGAGTTAAAGTTGGGGTTACACTTGGTGTTCTTGTAGTTGTTGGCGTTACTTGAGGAGTTGTTTGTGGTGTGCTTGTTACTGTCGGGGTTACCGATGGAGTTACAGCAATCCACTGCTCACAAGCATTGATATCTTCCATTACCACAAGGTTTAGGTCAAGAGCCACACCAGCAACATAGTCATTGAATCTCTCCATAAATGGTTGTCCATTTACGGGTAGTGGTGCGTCAAAATAGTCTTGTAGATTACCCCTCTAAGAAACAGACAGAGGTACAACGAATAGATATGGGTAAGTTACAGTTTGACCTGAAACATTTTTTCCAAAGTCAACCAAGTTACCATAACCAAATGAGTTTAGGCAACAATAGTTTTGTTGGAATTGCTCCAACTTGTCCAAGACTTTGTGGTAGGTTAAATAAAGCTCCATAATCTTAAATATTGAAATGATAACTTATATGCGTTATCTTAATTTGGGGGTTTGTTTTTTTATCTTTTCTATCTCTCTTCTCTCAGCCTCTCTAATGTCTTTGTTTCTTGCTAACATATTAAGACATAAATAAATGGGTAGTTTATCTATCTCCTTTATTTTTGTAATGTCGTTGTTTGTAAGTTCAATTGTCGCTGCAAAATAGAATCTAGCGGTAGCTTCTTTTGGAGCCATTTTGGGAGTATCTTTTTCCCCTTCTCCATCAGTCGGTACATTTTCATCTGAGACTCCATAGTATTCTTTATATTGTCTATGTATGTTTTGCTGATGAAAAAAAAAAGTTGTGCTGCTCCAAACCAAATCTTGATTGGTACCTTCTTGAATAACTCAGCTCTATCGTCAATGGTGTTAGCGTCGTAAGCTTCTGTCTTATACTTCGTTCCATTGCTCTTGGTTACTGGTCTATAAAGAACAGCTAGTATCTTGTGTATGTTGTCTGTTACATTTTCTGAACTTAGGAATTCAAGGTCTTGCCATGCACCCCAAGCTAGTTTCTTCCAATCGTTTTCAAATCCATAAGTTACCCCCTCATAGTCAAAGGTGAAGATAACATCTTTGGATACATTCTTTGTAAGTCTCTCAAATACAAATGCTTCAAGGAATTTAACTTGCTCTTTGTTAGCATTTTTAATTTCCTTAACATCTATATCCAAATAGGCTGCAAGTAGTTTTGATGGGTCAGAGTTATCTAAGAATAATCTCTGTGTTTGAATCTTTTGGTATTGTTCCACAGACATTTCCGTTGGAACATCATACTCTTTTTTTCCTAATGTTATTGTAATCATAATACTCTATATCTTCCTTGATGTTTATTTAATGTTGATTCTAATACATATCTAACTGAGTCAATTGTATGGTTATCTGCGTCATGTGGAACATCTAATAGTTTCCCGTCTTTATCTGTTTTCCATTTGTATGAACCAAACTCTCTAAGGATATTCACAGACTTTTCTGTTATGAATACTTTATGTCGTTTGATTTTATCTATCCCACTAAGGATTGATGCTTTGGATACAGGTTTTGCATTCCACCTTTGTCTTCTTAATTCCTCAATATTTTGGGGTAAAGCAGAGTCACACCATATGTTGTCTGTCTTTTCAATTGAAAATTCCCCCATTTTATAGATAATATCCCCCATTGTTAAATTCTTAACATACATAAGTTCGTTAAGATATAACTCATCACCTCTCTGATATACTTCTACAAGGGTTGTTGCATCGTTGAAACCAAAGTCCATCCCCCTTCCAAGTAGTTTAGCATCACTTGGGACCTTGTCTATTGTGAACCATTTGTTGAAAACTAATGTTGTTGGTATACCCTTTTCCCCGAGTGAATAGATTCTATAATAGTTTTCATCTGTGTCTTTTAATCTCTCAATCTCATCAATCAATGTTTGGGGTAGAAATGGGTTTTCCCTCCATGTTGTTTTGAAGTAATAACAGTCATCTCTTTGTTCTAAGTCATAAACCCAAGAGTTAATCTCTGATGGGTTAAAGTCTAAGGTTACCATTCCCTCTGTTCTCATAATAAGTTGTCTCCAATCTTCAAGGTCAAGTTCGTTAGCTTCATTACAATAAAGGTAATCTCTTTTTGACCCCCTTAGTTTCTGTGGTTCATCACAACTAAACCAGTTGATAATTGAACCATTTGGTAGTTCATAATAACCATCTTGTTTGTGCCACTTTGATGGGTCATAAATCTCGTACATATCAAGCACGGTAATTAAGTCTTTTAAAATTGAATTCTTGAGGCTCGGTAATGTTTTTCTAACTATTGATAGAGTTTTCTTTTCTCTCAATAACTTTTGAATCCACCAGATTAAGGTGTTCATTGTCTTACCACTTCTTGAACCCCCCTGTAAACAAACAAGTTTCTTACCTTGCTCTTCTGCTTTAATTAAGTGTGCGAAGACTACCGATGTTTTTATTTTCACCTTGGGAATTTTTTTTGTCTCTATACATTCTAAATGGACTTGAAATGATGTTTTCTCGGTAGATGTTTTTGACTACTTGGTCTAAAAAGTATTCGTGGGTATTTGTATCATATTGGTCAAGAAGGTAAAATGTGAAATCCATTATCACATAAGAATAGGGTTTATCTTTGAAGGACTCGGAAAAATCTAAATCGGATATAAATCTTTTATCACAGATACTATTATCAAGTGTTCTGTTGATTGATTGTTTGATACCCCAAAATAAATGTTTTAACTCTTGTGGACCTTGATTGTTGTCCGCAAATAAGTGTGTTCTAATTTGTAGATAAATGGTATTTGGTTTATCCACATCAATCATTCCCCCGTGTACTTGAAACTCGTCGTATTGGATTAGTTCAAAATGTTTTCTTCTGCTCATAATTATTCTTTTCTAATTTCCATTCATATCCCCACAGAGTAAAGTTTCTTTTAAAACCACGAAGGATATTCTTAATGTTGTTTACACAAGGTTTATTAAAATACTTTTCTATTTCTAATGGGCTTGTAAATGATTGTATAAAGTTATTGTTGATATCATATTGATTGATTACATATTCAGGTTCAAGTTTCCAAATAAAACCTCCACGACTATCAAACTTTGTTCTATTGTATGTTCTCATTATATCCCCATCCTGAACTCCTGTTGCTTTGGATGCTTCTGCTCTATTCTTGTAATCAGCTATGTAGTTACCCTCAAGGTCGTATTGAACTACTCTATATGTTTCTAATTCTTCACCTGATATTCTCTTGTTTCCAAATTCACAATACTTGGGATTCAATTCATAACCAATAAACTCTCTGTTTAATTCTTTACAGGCTAACCCTGTTGTTCCTATCCCTGCAAATACATCCAAAACTAAATCACCTTCATCTGTTAGAAACTTAATGTAATGTGCTGGTAAATCTTTATAGAATGGTGCGGGGTGTTTAATGGTATTATCTCTTGCGTGTCCCGCTGTGTGGAATCTAACTACATTATCTGGTCTTACTAAATCAGGTACATTTCTATAAACAAAATCATCAATACTTGAACCATCAGTATTTACCTGTTTATTTGTTTTTCTAATCAAAACCCTTTTCTTAGTATTTCTAACCCCATTTTCTGTTGTTCCATGAACTGAAACTGACCAAGGATATTTTTGTCTTTCTTTATTTGATTCTGCTGGTTGTTTTAACACTCTATCCATATAAAACTTTAGATGTTTTTGGTCTTTAACAAAATGGAAAATAAATTCTGTTGTATTTCTAAATCTCTTTGGACTACCATTTGGTATTCCATTCATTTTGTGCCAAATGTATGTGTCGTAAAACTTTAGTTTGGTTTCTTTTTGTGAACGATAGATTAACTCGTAAATAAAGGGATTTCTATACCCACCCTTACAAGTATCGTTGATGTTTAATATGAAACTACCACTTGGTTTTAAAACCCTGTAAATCTCATTAAAAAGGGGTAATAACCAATCACAATAATCTGCAGGCTTTTGAATGGATATGTTTTTACCATAGTTAACAATATCTGCATATGGTGGTGATGTGATAATCAAATCCACCGAGTTGTCTTCTTGTTCCTTAATTAGTTCAAAACAATCTCCTTCTAAAATCATCTACTACCTTGTCTTTTTTTATAACTTGAATTCTTATGGTGTTTGTTTGGTGATTTAACTGCACGACCACCTTTTCTTTTCCCAAATGTTACCTTACGGGATTCTTGGGATGCTTTACTCCTTGCCATCAGGTTGGATTATTTCAATCTGAATTGATTTGTTATCATTCAGTTTATCTCCTTGAGTTGTTACATCTATTTGCTTTTCGTCTTTCCAATTGTCTCTGAACTTGTTTTTGACGATTTGCAACCACAATCTTTGGTTGAATTTGTTTGAGTTACCTGATTCAACTGCTTCGTGGGCTCTTTCGTACCACCACTGCTCACAGAGTTTGTTGTATTCTTTGATTGCGTCTGCATATACAATATTTCTTTTAATAAGTTCATAGTGGGTATCATAACTGATTCCAAGTTTGATTAGAAAATCTGTTACATGTTTTCCTGCTCTACCTGATTCAATAATGATTTTATACCACTCAGGGTCAATGTAAGTTTCAACCCTTGGTCTTCCAACTGGTCGTTTTGGTAATTCGTTATTTTCGCTTAACATATACTTGTT